TTCTTGCTCATTCATTTTTCTCCAGTTAGAAATTTCTTGAGTAGTTCTGAAACACCCCAGACAAACTCCGTTTGTGTTGAGGCTACAATGTTGAATACAGGGTGATTGGATCATTTTTGGTTATAAATTATTTAAGGTATGTACACACCACCGGCTTTTATCCTACCAAGCAAGTACCTGCGCAGGATATGAGATACTAATTAGTGAGCCACAAACCGGATTCTTGCTTGAGGTTTGGGTGAGAGCCGTAAACTCACAACTAATTTTTACTTAGCTTCTCATTACTGAGACCATAATCCGCCAAATGTATCAGGCACTGGTAATACCTGAGTCCAACTCCTAACAATCTTATAAATTTTTATATCTGGCTTTCGCCGTCCAAGCGCCACGAACAGGACAGGTTTTTACGTGACTGCGTTATACAAAAATCTCAATTCCTAGTATCCCGACATATATTGTCACTCATTATAGGTAATTTGATGCCCGTAAGTCAAGATTTTTATAAGAAACTTGACAAATTCGCTTATACAGTGTATAATAGAGTGTAACCTACTACAAAAATAGAGAATCAAAAATGAAAAATGCAAAAAAGATAGAATCAAATCTGTGTTGTAAGGCAACAGCCAGTCTAGGTATGGAAATACAAGAAGAATTGACAAAAAAGGACAAATCTTTAGGAAATTTACTAGATGAAAAAGAAAACAAAGACGAAAACCCTAATATCTGTGGGTGTAGTAAAGACAACGACAAGGGATGTCGAAATAGTATTTGATACGTTAAATACTTTTCCAGAGCCAGAGCAATCTGCAATACCCATAGGTCAGAATTTTTTCTATCAAATAAAAGAAACCAAAGACGAAAGACATTTCTCATATGTCGAGTCTGGTATTGGTGAATTCTACAAAGAAAAGAATAAAATCTTTTTCAAAAGAGAATATGTATTTTCTATAGCTTCTAATAAAGAAAGCAGTGAAAATTACAAGCCATTCCAAGGAAAACCACCAAAAATAGAGCAAGAGCCAGACTCTAAGCTCATTCTTACAAGATATTTACCAGAATCTTATCAACAAATACTAGCAAGCAAAAATAGTGTACTTTGTTCTACAGAGCCGTTTACTCCAACGCCAGTAGAACTACAAGACAACACTCTCTTAGGTAAGCTTAATAATATTATACAATCTATAGATCAAAATGAATTATGGTCTATACTCTTAAAAAATAATAGAAAGCCCGTTGAAGGCAGCATTAGGTACAATAAAAAGCAAAAATGTTTCCAAGGATACGATGGTAAGCAGTGGCGCACGTTAATGTGGGGTGAAGAATGAAAGTACCCCCTAACATGACAGAAGAAGAAGTATTACGTGTTATGGATAAGGTTATTAATAAGACTGCTGCTAAATATACATTCTATGGTTATACAGTAGATGACATAAAACAAGAGTCTTACATTATATGTATAGATGCGCTCCAACGATATGATGGTAAACGCCCGTTGGAAAACTTCCTCAGTGTAAATCTATCTAATCGTCTTAAAAATTTCATTCGCGACAATCATTTCATGTCAAACTCGGATGACGAACGAATAAAAGTCTTACAACCGGCACAACTAGAGTATGAAGAAACTCTTTTGGATGAAAACGAAAAATATGCAGTAGATGAAGACCATTTTGATTATTTATACATTTCCACGAACATTGACCGGCTTCTTCCGGCAGCAATGCGCATGGACTACCTCAAGATGATCGCAGGGGTCTACCTTCCTAAAGCGAGGAAAGACGAAATATCCAGCAGGATCATAGAAATCATGGAGGACTGCGGGTATGAAGAAGGGTAGAATATCAAAAGAAGAAGAGGCTATCATTGAAAAGAGCATAGGCACTATGTCCTATGAAGATATAGCGGCACAGCTTGACAGAGATCCTGAGAGCGTGGAGAAGTTCATCAAGCGTAAGTTTAACGTTGGTGCATCCAAAGAAGAGAAAGCGGCTTTTGAGCTTGATCAGAGACCTTACTGGATTGAGGTAAAACAGCAGTTTACAGAAGAAGAGCTAAAACTTTTTAGATATCACTGGGCTAGAATCATTTCTCAGTTTCGTGATGACGTTATACCCACAGAAGAACTACAGGTTGTTGACCTTATCAAGCTAGAGCTACTTATGAACAGGTCACTCAAGCAGAACAAAGACAACATAGAGCAGATATCTGCACTAGAGGGTCTCATCCAAACGGAGAGAGCGCGCGATCCAGATCAGCAAGATGTAGACATGGTTTTTAACATGGAGCGTCAGGTGGCTTCTCTGAAGGCTTCACAGGAATCTTTAAATAAAGACTATCGTGAACTACAAACAAAGAAAAACTCGATGCTCAAGGAAATGAAAGCAACAAGAGAGCAAAGAGTAAAAAGATTAGAAGACAGTAAACAGAGCCTTGTTGGTTGGATAGCTTATCTTATGGGCAATCCAGATGTAACAAGTCAGTACGGAATAGAAATGGAAAAGATGCGCCTTGCAATGATACAGGAAAAAGAGAGACTTGCGGGCTATCATAAATATACAGACGGACAGGTGGACCAACCTTTTTTAAACTCGGATACGATTAAGGACTAAAATGAAGACAGCTATAATCTTTGGTGTCACAGGACAAGACGGAAGCCACTTGGCGGATTTGCTACTAGAAAAAAACTATCAAGTTACAGGTGTAACAAGAAGGACGAGTACAGACAACACGACACGTATTTCGCATATACTTAATAACGAAAATTTCAAGTTAGCTAGTGGCGACATTACAGATGCCTCTAGTGTTTTAAATATACTTAGAGAACACGGTGAAGTAGATGAAGTCTATAACTTAGCTGCGCAATCTCATGTTGCTGTTTCTTTTAATCAGCCCGGATTGACTTGGGACATAACAGGAAAAGGCTGCTTAAATATTTTACAAGGTTTAGTCGATCTACAAATGATAGGTTCTAGATTTTATCAAGCAAGCAGCAGTGAGATGTTTGGAAAAAATTATGATATTGAAGTTGGGATGACCGCTGAAAGTAAATATCAAAATGAAGAAACCAAGTTCTTACCGCAAAGCCCGTATGCTATAGCAAAATGCGCTGCTCACTACATGACTAGATTGTACAGAGAAGGTTATGGACTACATGCAAGTGCCGGAATACTTTTCAATCACGAAGGTCCACGTAGAGGTGAGAATTTTGTAACGAGAAAGATTACCAAGTGGATTGGTGATTTTGTTAAATGGTGTATCACCAATGATATATCTCCAAAAAAACTATCTGACTTATCAATCAATGATGATGAAATATACATTACAAAAGAATTAAAATTCCCAAAACTAAGACTTGGAAACCTTGATGCATACAGAGACTGGGGTTTTGCTGGGGACTACTGCGAAGCTATGTGGATGATGCTGCAACAAGATTGTCCTGATGATTATGTTATTTGTACTGGCGAAACACATTCAATTAGAGAATTTCTTACTATAGCATTTAAAGAAGTTGGGATTGATGATTGGTCTGATTATGTAGTACAAGATCCAGAATTTTATAGACCAGCAGAAGTAGACTATTTAAGAGGAGACTGTAGTAAAGCGAACACAAAGCTGGGATGGACACCCAGACATAGTTTTGAAGATTTGGTTAAAATGATGGTAAAACATGATCTAGAATGAAGATTTACAAAGTACACATGGTGTTGACATTAGTTATGCCAAGACTAAAAAAATACCATTTAGACGACTACAACAGTTCTACACCAATAATATTTGTAGAGGCGCAAGATCCAGATGACGCATGTTATAAAGCTATGCATAAGCTAGCTGGCAAGATACTTAAATCAGATCACTCAATTGAAACTTTAAATTTTATAAAAGATATATTTCATGACATAAGAATAATAAAGATTGAAGTGCCATGAGAAGAAACTATGACGATCCCGTTTACAAAGACTGGAGGGTTAAAGTATACAAAAGAGATAACTTTACATGCCAGATGCCGGGATGTAAATGTAAAAAGAGATTAAACGCGCACCATATACAGAAATGGGCAAGTGCCTCTATGTTGAGATATGATATTGATAATGGCATAACACTATGCAAGAACTGTCACGACAAAGTAACGGGACATGAACAGCATTATCAACGATTATTTCAAGATATAGTGAGAAAGAATAATGGCTAAATACAAAACTGCTCCGGGATACACAGTTGTAAGAGATACAAGAGAGCAGCAGGGATATTTCTTTAAAAAATTCAATACCTGTCAAGGCACTGTACAGAGAAAACTAGATACAGGCGATTATTCTATTCTAGGAATGGAAGACAAGGTTTGCATAGAAAGAAAAGCTAGTGTTTCAGAGATAGCGCTTAATTTAGGAAAAGGCAAGTACGCTTTTTATAATGAAGTAGAAAGAATGAGAGACTATGAACACAAGTTTATAGTTTGCGAGTTTTCTATGGAAGATGTGATGAGATTTCCAGAAGGGGCAAAAATACCAAAGGAGCTTAAAGGTAAAGTAAAAATAACGGGTAAATATATTTTAAGATGTTTAATGGAGTTTGCGGTATTTAACGATGTTCACGTTGTGTTCGCTGGTAGCGAAAGAGGAGCATTTGATTTAATCAGCAGTTTGTTAAAAAGGATTAATGAAAAATACACGATAGGGCGCAAGTCATGACAACAAATAGAGATAGTGTCGGTGAAATCCACGCTTACAATCTAGATGTAAAAAACAGAGAAATATACATAAACGAGTTTGATGACTCAGGAGAGTCTGCCGGTGTAGACCACAGAATGCTCCAAAACTTTATTAAAAATATAAACATATTAAAGAATCTTAGCAAAGATCCAATCACAATACATATGCAGACAGTGGGCGGCTGTTGGTATTCTGGTATGGGTATATACGATGCTATAAAAAGCTGTAAATGCAAGACTAATTTTATTGGATATGGTCAACTATGCTCTATGGGTACGGTCATAATCCAAGCAGCAACTAGACGTTTAATTACTGATAATTCTGCATTCATGGTTCACTGGGGCAGCAGCGAGATAAGCGGATACTATCTTAGTTCTCAAAACCTCGCTGACTTTGAAAAGTACGCTGCGCAACAGATGATAGATATATATGCAGAGAGATGTCAAAAAGGAGAATATTTTAAAGAACGTCAAAATAACCTATCTAAAACTAAATCATACATAAAAAGAAAACTAGGAAACGGCGATTGGTATATGACAGCAGACGAGGCTGTATACTACGGATTCGTCGATGGAATTTATAAATGAACAAACTTAAAAAGATAGATGAAGCTTGGCTAAAAATAGATGTAAACGAAAAAGATCTATTTAATCCTACGTCAATGCTAAATTCTTCAGATGATGACTTTCATCTTAAACTAACTTGGCTTATGACTAGACCGGAGTACTTCTCTTTTCTGGTAAAACAAATATTCAATATACAACTGCTACCATCTCAAGCTCTTATTCTATATGAATTGTGGAATCGAAAGTTCCCTATGCTTATAGCAAGTCGTGGTTTTGGTAAATCTTTTATGCTATCTCTGTATTGTATGCTGAGAGCGCTCATACTTCCGGGAAGAAAGGTGGTAGTTGTGGGTGCTGCCTTTAGACAATCTAAAGTTCTTTTTGAGTACATGGAAACCATTTGGAACAATTCTC